GAACGCACAGTATTATCTAAACCTCGCGACTTTGCCGACGTTGCAAACAATGCAGGCAGTGGCGGTGTAGTAAATAATAATGTTACAGAAACAATAAATAATGTTACAGTAAATGGCTCTGCCGTTTCAATATTTAATCAAGAATTTCTTGCATCTTCATCCAATGTTTTAACCTGGACACAAAATAATGGAGTTTTACCAGTAACTAATTTAAATGCTGCTATCCATGTTTACCAAAATGGTCAGAAATTAATAGAAAGTCAATATGTAATAACGGCACCTGCTACTATTACGATAGATATTAACACACATTACGATGGAAGTAATTACATTGTATTTGCAATAAACATAATATAATGGAAGAGATAAAAGCACCAAAGAAAGAAAGGAAGTTTTTAAAAGCAGTTGGAAACATTGCCAAGGTTTTAGCCAATGAATTAATAATGGGCATTGGGCGCAAGTTTATCGGCAAAGCTATTAACAAAGTAGGCAATAAACGGCAAGGACTTGTTATTGCTTTTCTTTTGATGGCAGGAATATCTTATGCCTCCATAGATTCCATTCCCTACCCAATCACAGGCAATAAACAAAGATTAGGTTTTCAGACTACTGGAAATGGGTTAGTGTGGAGAGGTTTAGCAACAGACACTATAACTAAGCCGACAAGCTATGCAGATAAGAATGTAAAAGCGTATTTAGTTTTAGATAGTGTAACTGGAAGTATATATGTTTGGAAACAAGGCGCCTGGGCATCTTTAGTAGGTGGGGGATCATTTACGCAGCCTGTTGATTCTTTATTTTTTGATACAAGTGTTTCCCCTAACAATGTAGACACGGCTAAAATGCGATGGGATTATGAGTTAGGTACGGTTGTACTGGGAATGTATGATGCTGTGCCCAATGAAATAGGATTTAAAAACTTTTGGCTTGTCAAGAATCAGACAGGATCAACCATTACAAAAGGTAGTATTGTTTATGCTAATGGCACGGTGGGAGCAAGTGGCAGAATAACAGTTGCAAAGTTTATAGCCAACGGTTCAATAGATGCAAAATTGCTATTAGGAATAACGGCACATGATTTAAGCAACGGTGAGGATGGCTATGTTATTTCCTTTGGCAAGATAAGGCAAGTTAACACTGATACCTTTGCGGCTGGTGCTATTCTTTATCCTTCGCCAACTACTGCTGGTGTTTGGACAGATGTTGAGCCAGTTGCACCAAACATTGATATGCCTATTGGCTTTTGTATAAATTCATCTTCAAACAATGGTACAATTTCAATTCGTGTGGCATCGGGTTATGCATTGCATGAGCTTCATGATGTTGCCATTACCTCACCTTCTGCAAACGCAAGTTTATATTATAAAAGTGGATTATGGCGCGACACAACGCAAGCACTTTTAGTTAGCGATACGGCTTCCATGTTAGCCAACTATGCCACTAAAGCATACGCAGACACAAGCGGCAGATTTTACGCAAGACAAGATTTTAGAAATGTATCTTCAAGCACTTTAACCTGGACACAAACAGATACTTTAGTAGTAAACGATACAACATCTTTACAAGTATATCGTAATGGTCAAATACTTTTACCAAGTCAATACACTGTACCTACTAATGCCTCTGTTGTTATAGGTGCGACTGCTTATAAGTTAGGAGAAAATTATACAGTCATTTTACCTCGTGGTGGTGGTGGAGGTGGAAGTGGCAGCGGATCACTTACCTCAATATCTGGAGGCACTGGCATTACAGTATCACCAAATCCTATTACAACCACAGGCACAGTCTCCGCAGACTTAACTGTATTAATGGAGTTAACAGATACTACTTTATTAAATCTTACTACAAGATTTGCGACTAAACAAAACAATATTACATTAACTACTACAGGCAGCAGTGGAGCTTCTACATTAAGTGGTGATACTTTAAACATTCCACAATACACTGGAGGCAGTGGCACAGTTACCAGTGTAGGCAGTGGTTACGGATTACTTGGTGGGCCAATTACAACAACAGGCACACTACGCGTTGACACATCCACAGTCTATGACTTTGTAAGAGATAGCATTGTGGCAGTAGAGATAGGAGGAGACACAATTAAAATAATTAAACAGGAATACGAAAATGTTACAAGTGACACATTGACATTTACTATTCTCCCTAAATTTCCTATTCAGTTAAGGCAGTTTATATTGCTATTCCGCAATGGGCAGTTACTACTCAATGACCAATTTTCCGTTATTGACACAAACAAGGTTAAGGTAGCAGCCACATCTTACAAAGTAGGCGAAAACTATACTTTAGTCACAGTATCGGGCATCGGCTCTGTTTCTTCCGGGCAAGGCAATCCTATCTATCCAGAGGCAGGCATTGCTTTAAGCACAGGCACAACGTGGACAACCTCAATCACAAATAATTCATCGAATTGGAATACTGCTTTTACGGATAGACTAAAATGGGATGGTGGAAGCACAGGTTTAGTAGCAGCGACAGGACGAACAAGTTTAGGCGGCACAACGGTAGGGCAATCAATGTTTACCTTAACCAATCCTTCTGCTGTTACTTTTCCAAGGTTCAACGCTGATAACTCTGTTACGGCATTATCTGCTGCTAATTTTCGTACTGCCATTAGCGCAGGAACTGTAACAACTGTAACGGCAGCCGCAGGCACTCCCATAAGCATAACTAATAATACAACAATTCCAGAACTATCAATGAATGCTGCATCGGCAAGTGTGCCAGGTTATTTGTCATCTGCGGATTGGACTACATTTAATAATAAGCAAAATGCTTTATCTAATGCAAGTACATCTGTAAGTGGTATTTTAACCTCAACAGATTGGAACACCTTTAACGGTAAACAAAATACTATATCACTTACCACAACGGGAACAAGTGGAGCTGCTACATTAAGTGGTGATACTTTAAACATTCCACAATACAGCGGAGGCGGTGGAGGCTCTGGCACTGTTACAAGTGTGGCATTAACTGCACCTTCTATATTTAACGTAGGTGGTTCACCTGTTACAACAAGCGGCACTTTGGCATTGACATATAGTGGTAATGCTTTACCTATTGCAAATGGTGGTACAGGTGCAACCACTCAAGCAAATGCAAGAATAACATTAGGAGGTACAACAAGTGGTATATCACTTTTTACATTAACAAATAGTGTTTCTGATAAATTTATAAAAGTTAATTCTAACAATACTATTACTTTATTAAATGCAGACGATACAAGAACTGCTATTGGTGCAGGAACGGGCAATGTTTCAAGTGTAGCAATGACTGTACCTACCTTTCTATCTGTATCTGGCAGCCCTGTAACATCAAGCGGTACATTAGCGGTTACACTTAGCGGTAGTCCTTTGCCAGTCTTAAACGGTGGTACGGGAGGAGCAAATGCGGCAGACGCAAGGAATGAATTAGGTGCAGCTTGTAAATCATGTACGGAAACATTGACAGGTACAAAAACTTTTAGTAGTGATATTATTGTTAATGGTATAAATATTGGTAAAGGCGCATCTTCAATAGCTACTAATACACGAGTAGGTATAGGTGCTTTATCGAGTATAACTACAGGAGTAAATAATACGGCTATTGGAAATGGTTCAGGCGATCTTATTACAACAGGTGAAAGCAATACATTTTTAGGTTCTGATGCTGGTTTTAATATAACTACAGGAAGTTATAATACTGTTATAGGGCATAATAGTAGACCATCTGCAAATAATAGCACATTACAATTAATTGTTGGACATAATTTACTTGGAAAAGGAAATTCAACTGCTTACATAGGTGGGGCAAGTGGTGCTTATAATGAAAAAAATGTTACAACATGGGAAACTACATCTGATATAAGATTAAAAAAGAATATTGAATTTTACTACGAAGGATTAAATAAAATTAATCAAATTCAAGTTAAAAATTATGAATATAAAACTAAAGAAGAAGTTATTGATTCATTAAAATTATCTGTAATTGAAAGAAAAGGAATACAAATTGGTGTTATTGCACAAGAATATCAAAAAATATTTCCAGAATCTGTATCTACTAATAGCACAGGTATTTTATCTATAAATACAGATAATTTAATTTGGCATTTAGTAAATTCAGTTAAAGAATTATCAAATGAATTAAATAATTTAAAACTTGAAATTCTAAATCTTAAAAAAGAAAAATAATGAAACAACTCCTTTCCCTCTTCCTCTTCCTTTTGCCTTGCCTTGCATGGGCACAGTATCCGAGCAATGGCAATCAAAAGATAACGCTCGGAGAACAAACGACTGCCGATGGGCTTATTTTTCGGGGCGTGGCTTCCATTGACACAGTTACGGCAACAAGCAAAATTACAAGAGCAAACAAACAGGATACAAGTGCTTTTCTTTTGCTTGATACGACTACAAATTTGCTATGGCATTATAAAACGGCAAGCAATGGATGGATACAAGCTGGAGGTGGTACTGCGGTAACAACCTTTAGCGGTGGCACAACGGGCTTAACACCAAGCACGGCAACAAGTGGCGCGGTGACATTAAGTGGAACTTTGGCGGTGGCAAATGGGGGAACGGGAGCAGATATGTCAAGTTTACCAAATAATTATTTAGTAAGAAAAAACTCATCTGGTGTTTTTGATACTGCTGCAATATATGAGGCTGGTGGAAATGTTGGGATTGGCACTGCAAGTCCTAATAAAGCATTAGAAATTTCAAGAGGTGCTGGTATTGCACAACTTCGTATTTCAAATAATGGAGCCACAACATACTATACAGAATTTGGCGATAATGGAGCAATTATTCAAGAAAGACCTTCATGGAGTGCAGGACTAATGGGAAGTTGGACTAGCACATCTTTAAATTCTACATGGACAGACAATCAAAGTGGAGGATTTCAATTTAACCCAAGAGGAGTAGCAGCTATGACAATATTAGGAACAGGTAATCTTGGAATTGGAACTGCAAATCCTACTTTTAAGCTTGACGTTGCTGGAACAGCAAGGTTTACTGGTTCAATTACATCAAGTGCAGTAAATGCATTTATTTCAACTGGGGGAAGTTCAATTTTAAGTAGTCAATATACAGGAACAAATGGTAATTGGTTTACTTTTCAAAATGCTGGAGGTGTTCATTATATTGGTATAGATAATAGTGCTGGTACTGATTTTGGTGCAACGGCTTATTCTATGCTTTTTTATACACCTTCAGATAGAAATATAGAGTTTTTAAGTCCATCGGGGAAAAGAATGATTATTGCAACTGGTGGCAACGTTGGCATTGGACAAACAACGCCCACCGCAGTTTTACATTTAAAAGCAGGCACCGCCACCGCCTCAACCGCACCTTTAAAATTTACAAGTGGAACAAATCTTACAACCGCGGAGGCAGGGGCAATGGAGTTTAACGGGACAAACCTTTTCTTTTCGCCATCCACAACAAGGCACACAGTTAACCACGGCTTACCAGGTTCAGCAACGCTTAATTTTCCTTCAACCACAACTTTATTATCAGCTGATTTAACAATCACCGTAACAGGTGCAGCAGATGGTGACGTTGTTAGCCTTGGTGTTCCAAACGCTGCCGTGAATGCAAATACAAGTTATTCGGCATGGGTTTCGGCTGCCAACACTGTAACGGTAAGATTCAATAATTATTCATCCGGAACAGTTGACCCAGCATCAGCATTATTTAAAGTTTTTGTAACAAAATAAATTAATGATAATGAAAAGAATTATTTATTTCATAGCCTTGTTTTACTCCACCTTTACAATGGCTCAAAATCAAGTATTTGACACGGCTTACGTTTTGCCATTGAACGGCAAGTTTTACCTTTTAAATAGGATTGAGTACGATGATGATTCGTATTACGAAAAAGTTACCATTATTGGTGATACGGCTCAATTTTACTTATCAGCCTTACAAAAATTTGAAAGTACGGCAAATAGTTTTGCTAACTTTGTTAATGGCTCGTATTTTTATGGTAAGGAAACAACGGGAGCAATAAGAGAGAACGCTGGAATTATTGCCATAACAGGCAAAAGTCCAATAGATACATTGGGAGTGCAAACATTTGAATTTCTTTCAGATAATAAATTTAAATGGGTAATAAATAACACTCCTATTACTTTTAGCATTACGGCAAACAAAGTATTAAGATACGCGATTGAAGGCACGGCAGCGCGTACAATGTTTGGATTTGGAAAGAACATGATACGACTTACAAGTTATCCAACGGCAGGAAATTTCTTAGATTTGTATTGGGACGAAGGCAGGAAATTATATGTTTCACAGGATGGAAAAAGTATTGTTAGACGATTAGTTTTAAACCGATGAAAGCAGTTATTTACAATATTTTTAAACTTGGCTACGATGGCATTGCCTATTCAATTTGTTGCGGAGTGCTATTCTCGTTTTTCCTACCCATCAAACATTTTTTGATTTTTACAATCTTTGTAGTTTTTGCAGACACGGTGACGGGTATCATGGCAGCAAGGAAAAGGGGAGAGCCGATAACAAGCAAAGGGCTTTATCGCACATCGCAAAAGGTGGTAACCTATTTCTGTGGTATAATGATTTTTCACGGGGCAGGAATAACATTTGGATTGCCTTCGCAAATAACATATTCTGTGAGCTTTATTATTGCAGCCACTGAATTGTTTAGTATTTCGGAAAATATAAAGTCCATAACTGGAACAAATATTGGTACAATTATTCTTAGATTTTTTAGACGTTAAAAACAAATAACATGGTACAAACTAATTTAAAAGATGCCCTTAAAAATGCAGAGGGAATAAAGTCACCAATGGGCGACGTGGCTTGTTACTCAATGAACTTTGCGGAGTTAGCCTCGGAGATAAATGTTCATCTTGAAGGCAACAAGGTAAAATTCACATGGAGAGAATACATCCAACTGGCTCAAATCATTTGGGATAAAATCAAGGAGACAAGCCGCGAATGTGCTGGGAAGGAGATAGAGGTAAAATTACCTGCAAAGCTATCATTGATAAGCGCAGCCTTTGCTCTTATTGGATTTAAATTATAGGCGCAGAGAAGTCGCTACCTTAGTGCCAAGAAAGCCAATGAATTTTTAATATGCCTTGATGCTGGGCACGGTGGCATGAGAAACGGCACGGGCCCAGAGAAATATGTTACCTATCCTTCAAAGTGTTATCAACATCGCACAGGCAAGTTTCATTCCTATGGATGGTTTTTTGAAGGAGTGTTTAATCGCTCTTTAGCTAACTATTTAGAGCAGTACCTCCTTGACTATGGCTTTTCAGTTAAAAAGATATACG